CGATCGTGTAGCGATGCCAGCCGTCCAGCACCATGCCGTCGTGCACGGTGATCGGGTTCCGCACGCCGATGTTCTCGATGCTGTCGCGCAACGCCGATAGATCGTCATCGGCCATCGGCGGGAATACTGCACTCAGCGGATGCTGTTCTCGGGTCATTTCGGTACTTCCCAATCGAAATGCCAACACCGCTGCAGAACGGTGGTGACGGGCGCGTAGGTGACGGAGGCGCCGTGCATGCGCCCTTCGTGTGCGACCTGACAGACGCCACTGCGCCGCAGGTGCCTGCATTCCAAGCAGATGCGCCGGTCATCGCCGTCGCGGTCACGCTCAACAAGACGTTCGGCTAGCTTCTCGGCAGCCACGTTGGTCAGGCGCCGGGACGCGAACATCACGACGCGCTTGCTGAAGCGGTCGATCTCGCGGCCGGTCCATGTGCCGGCGATGCTGGCGGGCGTCATACGTGCTTCAGCCCGAAGAGCACGAAGGCGACGCGGACGACCCAGGCCGGCAGCCAGCCAGCACACCAGGCGTCCACCAACCATTCCTTGATGCGGGAGCGCATAGTCAGTCCCCGCGCTTCGCCTTGCGGGCGTTCACCGCGTAGCCGGGCAGCTTGCGCTTCTCTTCGTTGTAAGCAGCCCAGTCACGGCGGCCGTTCAACCACTCGCGGACGATCTCCGAGGACCATCTGCACGTACAAGCGCCGTAGCGGTCCGGTTCTGGGAACGTGTCCTCGGCGATGTACTTGCGTCGAGCCGCTGGGCCCGGGCCGCCGAGTGCCTCTATCGTCTCGCCCTCCAGCCGAGCGCCGGGGACGTTCAGGACCTCAAGGGGTTGCTGAGGGCGACGCTTGCCGCGCGTCGGCTTGATCGGCTGGCGGAGGGCATGGCCCTCGTTGCTGCTAGTGCTGCTGTGCATCGCGCTTCACGTTGATGTGAAGCGCTACTGTCTGGGAACGACGAAGCCGCGTGAATGGCGGCTTTTGGTCAAACAGACATAGAACCCGTCACGTGACAGGAAATTAGAAGTTAGCTGATTTACTTGTCACATCCACTGGGCGCCGTGGCTATTCGGCTCCCGCGTCCTCGTCGGACTCGTTGCCTCGTGGTCCACGCCAACTTTTGAGCCACCGTAGGATCGTTCTGTAATCCGGGGCGCTCTTGTCCGGGAATCCCGGCAAGTTGAACATCTCTCCGATCGCGGTAGGAACCTCTTTTTCAACGGCGCTCAAAAATGCATTTCGAAGGTCGAATACGTATTGCCGGTTTCTCAAGCCGATGTCTTTCGGGTCCTTGGGGATGTTCGTGATTGGTGCGATTTGGCGGAAGGCCATCTCCACCTTCTGGCTCATGCTAATGAGTCCTTCGCAGAACGACGCCAACTCATCACATACATCCTCGCCTGTCGCTCGCATTGCAAGATCAACATAGGCCTGTGCTGTCCCGTCCGCGAGCGCTTCCTGGATCTTTGCTATCCCATTGCGGGCTTTCTCAACAAGAAACAAGGAATCAACAATGAAGGTTGGGCGATAGTAGTAGCGCTCTAGAGCTATTGCCACCCAATGTGCCCACTGGTGGGGATTAAAAATGATGACGCTACCGGACAACAACTCTTCGCAAAACTCAGCGTAGAACCGCTGGTCATCAACCTCGATCGGAGCATCGTTCCGGCATTCGTCAACGATCTCTACTAATCGTTGTGCGTTCACTTCGGCGCTAACCGGTGTGCTGAGCAACCCGACTCTTTCAACGACCGCCTTGGCATTTCTGTATGCGTCCTGGGCGGTCAGCCATTGGTAGACCGTGTGCGCCTCCACAGCCTTTGTCAGTTCCTCACTGCGTAGGTGAAATGCGACGTACGCGTTCTTAAGCGCAATCTTGTCGGCCACGATTTCGGGCGTGATTCGAAAGCAATCCTTGGCCTGCTGTTCTAGATCGGCAACTTGATTGATAAATTCGACGAACTGCTGCTGGGTGGGAATCGTGCTACTCATGCGCCCTCGCGCCACCTGAAGAGAGGATGCCGCGCCAACCGGTCAGGTTCACCGGTGTTCGCCCCGTCGGGCTAGGCGCGGCACGTTCGATTCTGTCGGCTCATGAACCCAAACGGAACCCCACCACGGCGGGGAACCGGCTGGGTTCGCTTCAGCCTTCTCCATCTGGCCACGGCACGCCAGCAGCAGCCTCGGTGTAGTCGCGCTGGATGCGCTCGACCATCTCGGCGTCGAAGTCGTCGCGGCTCACCCCTGCGCCTTCAGTATTGACGCCGATGACCCACGCGGCAGCCTTCAGGAAGCCCGTAGCCTTCGGCGAGTCCATGCCGTCCGCCATGGCGTGCTCTAGAGCTTCGCGGAACAGGCGCAGATTGCCGTGGAGGTCTGAACACCCATCGTCACCCGGCAGCTTGAGCGATGGCAGGTCGGCAATGCGGATGAACATCTCGCCGAAGGCCCGCATGCCATCGGCTTCGGTGTTCTCGTTGGCTGAGAGCGGGTTGAGACGTTCGACCAGGTGACAGCCCAACGTCTCGGCCATCGACAGCAGCGCGAGCACGCCCAGCTCTTCGCCAGATATGAAGATGCCCTCGTCGCGCAGCCGCGACAGCACTGCCACACCACCCTGCAGGCAGGTTTGCAAGTCGATAGCGATGTCGCCCACATCCGCACTAGAGGCAACCTGATAGTCGGCCGCGAGCGTCAAGAGCCCTGAGGATCGGCTATTCATGGCACTCCCCTTCCGTGGTTTCAGACGCGCGGCCGATCTTGGAGATTGCGGCGCTCACCTTCTCCATTTCCGCTTCCAGGCTGACAAGGCCGTCGCGGGTCGCATCAACGAGCGCTAGGGCCTGCTCCATGGCCTGATTGGGCGGGCTGATCTCGCAGAGGATGTCGCTGCAGATTTCGGAGAGCGTCTTAGTACGCTCCACCAGAGATTCAGCAATCCAGAGTTTCTGGAACGCAGACGAGCGCTGCTCGCTCAAGTCACAGGCCTCGGGGTAGCTCGTCGGCCACGGCTCTACCGAGCGCGGCCTCAGCACCGACGATTCGTCCACGGTCACGCCTGGGAAGGTACGGCGGTAATCGTCGCTCAGGAAACGGTAGGCGCTGGGATCATGGACGCGCGGCGCAATGGGCTTGCCGGTCGCAAGACACAGCAGGACGTTCGCCAGCGATGTGACGAAGCCGGGGTTCCCATGGAAGCGCTGCAGCCAGTCGCGCACACGCTCGTCAGCATCGGTGTGTGCCGTCTCGCTGCCCGTCACGTCGGCCACGTCGTCGCACATCTGCCGGAACGCATGCGCACCCTCCAGTACCTCGTGCATCGCCGCGCAGGCGTCCCAGGTGGCACCCTTGATGAAGAAGTGTTCCTGCGTGTGGAGGGTGAACGCATGGGCGCCCGTCTCGCCGCTGCGCGTCACGCTCTCCCAGATGATGGGGTCAAGCAGCGATGAATCGGGCTCCAGGTCGAAAGAGACAAGTTCGGCGCCGTCCAGCGTCATGCTAGCCGTGCCGGTAGCGACGCCGTGGGGAACGGGGTTGAACGCGGTGGGTTGTTGCTTCAGCTTGCTCATCGCGACACCTCCCCGTCGATCAAGCGACGCGATGTCAGCTCAAGCGCGAGCACCGCCGCAGCGCGCAGCAGGTAGATGCCGGCCCACTGGGTCTGCGTCAAGTTGTCGTAGTTGTCTTCGAAGACCCCGCGGCCGGCATTCAGCAGACAAACCAGGTCGTCTGCGATGTCCGCGGCGGAAGCCCCGGGCAGCGGGACAAACGTCCCACCGGGCAGCCGGGTGTCAACTGCGTCACACCCGGGGTTCTGGATGCCCTCAGGTTGGGGGTACTGATCTTGCTCAAGGCTAGGCGCAACCGCGCCTGGCCCGTGTATATTACGGTTCGCCATGATGTCTTCCCTCGCTAGGGCTCACTGATTGGTAGAAGCCTCGTTCGGTGCCAGCCGGCGGGGCTTCGCTCTTTGTGGGCTACCGGCCCACGCGGTACGTCATTCCTTCGATGTCGGCTCCTTTGCCTTCTCGATCCGATCGCGCAGCCACTCAGCTCCGCCGAGACGCATCAACTTCTCCTTCAGCGACTGCGGCATCTTGATGTGAACCACGACGGTCGGGTCACCTTCCTTGAGCGGCTTACGCCCCACTTTGCTGGCGTTCATCGCCGCTCCTCGTTGTAATCGGTGCTGTAAATAGTATCACCAAACCTAGGGATTGCTAGTCCCTTTTGGTGATACGGAACTACGTAGTTGTTCTAGGTAGTCGGCCCACCGCTGCATCATTTCGCGCCGCTGGTCGATGTGCTCGGTCCGGTTGTACGCGCGCCCGTGCACGTCCTTCACGGCGTGAGACAACTGGGCTTCGACGATGTGTGCGGGGTAGTGCAGGCGCTCCTCCAGCATCGTGCGGGCCAGCGCTCGGAATCCGTGGCCTGAGTGCTCTTCGGCCGTAATGCCCATGCTGCGCAATGCGGCCAACACGGCGTTTTCGGACATCGGGCGCTCGTGCGAGCGCGCCCCCGGGAAGACGTAGACGCCATGCCCGGTAAGCCTTTGCAGTTCGGAGAGGATGGCGACGGCTTGCGTCGCCAGAGGCACGATGTGAGGCTGGCCGGTCAGCTTCTGCTGCTTCTTGAGCTTGCGGCGAAGCGGCGGGATTACCCACGTGCCGCTCGTGAGGTCGATCTCGCACCATTCGGCTTTGCGAAGCTCGCCGGGTCGCACGAAGGTAAGAGCAGCGAGTTGGAGGGCAGCTCGGACGATCGGACCGCCGCGGTAACTGTCCATCGCCAACAGGAGCTTGGCCGCGCGCTGCGGGTCGACGATCGCCGCCATATGGGTCGTCAGCGGGGTCGGCAAGGAATCGCGGAGATCACGTGTGGGGTCACTCTGGCAGTACCCCTTCGCTATGCCGTAGCGAAACGCTGCGCCGCACGCGTACATGGTGCGGTGCGCGCTCTCGATGGCGCCGCGGTCGATGATGCGCTGGGCAATTTCCAGAAGCTGCGGGGGGATGATGTCTCCAATGTCCTGATCGCCGATGTACGGGAAGACATCGCGCTGCAGACGGGAGAGCGTCCGGGCGGCGTGCGACTCTGACACGTCGGGGACGTGCTTGGTCATCCACCACTCCCGAGCGACGCGCTCGAACGCGCGTTCCGTCTTGCCGATCCTGGCGGCCTTCTCGGCCTTGCGGGCACTGGACGGGTCAACGCCGTTCGCCAGCAACTTGCGGGCGTCGTCGCGCTTGCGGCGCGCGTCCTTCAGGCTGGTGTCGGGGTAGATGCCCAGGCCAAGCCGCTTCTCTTTCGGCTTGCCCGTGCCGGGGCTGACGCCGAAGCGGTACTTCAGGCGCCAGAGCTTGCCGCCAGTGGGGGAGATTTCGAGGTACAGGCCGCCGCCGTCGAACAGGCGAACGGGCTTGGCCGCCGGCTTGGCGGAACGGATCTGTGCGTCGGTAAGGAAGTCGGTGGGCATGTCGCTCAGGGGGCACGCGGATTGCCCGTGTGCCTGAATGCCCTGAACTATGCCCCCGATGGGGGGGCTATGTCTACAGCGGTCCGAAGCGCTTTGTGAGGCTTCAGTGTCGCCTAAGTCCTTGATTCTTCAGTAACGCAGTCGGTTTGAAGCGGACTTTAGCGAGGTATATGGTGGAGCCGGCGGGAATCGCAAAACGGCCGCTAGGCCGCGCCATTCCTACATTCTTGCTTAATGGAGTTTCAAGGAATGCCCCTGCGATGCCCCCGCCGATGTAGGGACGTGTAACGGTGGAGCTTGTGCGGGCGTTCGTCACGGGTCGGATTGCTGGGCCTCTCCAAATTCGGAGAGGCCTGTGGTCACACTGGTGTGGGCGTTCGTCACGGGTGGAATCGGATTGCAGGCGGTCAACTCTCTGAAATTGGAGAGTTGGGCTTGTACAGGGGCCTGCTCGAATGCGAGCAGTGATGCGTAGAAGGCTTGCCCCACGCTGAAGCCTGCAGCCAATTGGATTCCAGTTTTTGGAATCAAACCGAAGTCCATCGTCGTCCGGCGACGAACATTTAAACGCGTTTCGTCCGGTACTGGACAAGCGCCGCTCTACAGCGCCATAATCGCGCAACCGTTGGCGCTAACCCCACGAAAACACGTTATGGCGGGGATTCCAAGCGCAGGGATCTGGGTACGCGCCGCCACATGGGCCAACGGAACAGGGAACGCCCAGGCTAGTCTGGGCGTTTTCCTTGGTGCACGATCCATTCGAGCGCAGCCAGCGCGCGCTCCACCGTCTCAGGGCGGCTATCCAGCGGGACGCCGAGAACGATCCCAGAGTTGAACAGCCAGACCATCTCATCCTCGGCGAGCATCGGCTCCAGCGTTCCGACTGGCCGCAGCGCAGTGGCGCTCATCGCGGCCACGCCTTCACCAGTTCATCAACCTTCGCGGCGCACTTGGCAAACGCTGCCTCGTGCTTCTCGGCGATGTCGATCACCTCGCCAATCGTCGCCGGGCGGTCTGGGTACGCCGGCCCCGGAAGGCACGGCTGCGCCAAGTCGGGCGGCGGCGGCGCGATCTCAGCGGGCTTGATCACTGGCGGCGGGGGCTCCTGCGTCGCGCAGCCGGCGCAGCACATCAGCAGGGAGAACAACGTCGCGAAGCTCAAGAGGAGGCGCGCTGGCGGCCGGGCACGGAACAGGGACTGCGAGGTCTTGCTGGGTTGCATGGCTGATCTCCGGTAGGCGCGTGTCGATCGACGCAGCCTTCGTTTCGTAGCTGGTGGCGGCGGCACGGGCCGTGGTGTCGTTGCGCGAGCGCTGTTCGGCCACCGCGGCTTGCAGCTTCAGGTGTTCGTCGTCGAACTGATGCTGGAGCATGTCCAGCTTGACCTGCATTCGGTTGTGCTCAGCAGTGACGCCACCGTGATGCCCCAGGGCGAAGATGCCGCCGAGCAACGCCAACACGCCAAGGACTTCGGCGAGGATGCGATAGGGGCTCATGTTCAGTTCCATTCGCCTGTGGCGAGCTGCCGAATCAAGCGCTTCGCTCGCTTCGGGGTCTGCTTGGCCCAAAGGCTTTGCTCCAGCAGGTTTGCGGCGTGGTCAAAGTGCTGGTCCCGGATGGCGCCCAACGTCTCGTGGAATTCCAGGAGCTTGTGCACGCCCATCTGGAACGCCATGCCGAACAACACGGCTTGGCGGGGTTCGTTCAACTGGGCGACCCACGGCAGCGCGTCCAACACGCCGTCAACCGCCTCGGCGATATCAGCATCCAAGGCAGCGCTGATCTGCTCGTCGGTCCACACCAGGCCCTCGTGCACTTCCGGCCCCGTATGCCCGGCGCCAATGGTCCAGGGATCTCCCTTGCTGATCGGGTCTGGGTAGGCTTTGTGCACCCAATCCTCAAAGCCGATGAGTTGTTCGCGGAGGTTCATTACTGCTCCTTAGGCGCATCCGCCTTACCTAATGCTTTGACGCCGACTGCCGCACCTCCGGACAAGATGAACTTGAGCATGTGCTCGCCGTACTTGCCGAGGGTGTCAATGTCGAAGTGCAGGTCGTGCGTATAGAAGCCGGCACCCACGAGGCCGTGGTAGACGGCGATCCCGACGCCGAAGACGACACGCACCGGACACCAGGTCTGGTTGTCGCCCTCCGTCAACATCTTCTTGATGGCTTCGAACATCACACCCTCACGATCTGCCCGCGGAACTCAATTTCGTTCTGCGCGAAGACGTTGACGACTTCCGGCCACAGCAGCCGGCCCTTATGGAACGTCAGCACCACGAAGCCGGAGCGCCAGTCGGTTGGCGCGTCTTCCAGGTAGTCGAGAAACTGCGGCCCGGACGGGTCGGCGAGCGTTCCGGTATCGACGCCGTAGCGCGTGCCGTTGTAGTCGTTCAGCGGCGTGACCTTCAGCGAATGGAGGTGCCCGGTAACGATGGTCTTGCCGGCCTTGAGCGTGTTGTTCCTGACTGCGTGCACCCCGTTGTGCCAACGGTGCTTGACGACCACGTCACCGTTGATCCACGTAGACCAGCACGGCACCCAGCGTGGGAAGTGGTCCTTCAGATGGAAGCCCTTGACGCCCTCGAACTCCGGGGCGTTCTGCGCCAGACGCGTCTCGAAACGGGCGTCGTGGTTGCCCAGCGGCCAGATCAGCTTGGCGCGGTCGGCGGCGTCTTCCACCTCGCACAACCGCTGCTCGCACGCCTTCAGCTCGTCGATCACTGATGGCTTCGAATCCCAGCCGATTCGCGGCCAGCGCGAGATCGAGGCACCATCGAACGCATCGCCGTTGTTGATGACGGCTGACGGCTTGAGGTCGCGAATCAGTTTCAGCAACCCGCGGAAGGCCGTGGTGCGTACACCGGGCCAGAAGTGGGCATCACTGAAGACAACCACCTGCCCCGACTGCACCGACAGTTCATGTCGAGCCTTGTGCTCGCGCGGGGACAGATGCGCGTAGTGCTCGCCATTCCGGGCAGGTATCGCGGCGTGGAGCTTGTCCTCCAGCCGGCGTCGCCGAGCGAGCACGCTGCGGGACGAAACACATAGCGCTTCGCCAATCTTGTCAGCGCTGCCACCGTGCGTGCGCCACAGCTCTATGAACTCGTCATCCGAACACGCTGGAGCGGTCACTACTGCCTCCGCAACTTCGACACACGGCGCACCATCCCGCGCGGGATCTGTTGCCGGGGACCCGTGAGATCGGTATTCCAGCTTTCGACCAGCACCAGACGCTGGCTGTCCGAGTGCAGGAGGAAGCCGACAGTGAAAACAACAAAGGGCTTGGTGTCGGCGATGGGCTTGTTTTCCACCCACGTTTCGGAGTCAAGGACTTTCACGTCCTCCCACTCCACCAAGACCATGGGCGGCGGCTTCACTTACGGCCCCTCTCGCGCCACCACTTGTCGCGCAGCAGGAAGAACAACTGCGCGCTCGTGTAGAGCAGGGTGATAAACATCAACACCTTTGACAGGGTGATGCTCGATACGGCGGTTCCGATCCAAACGAGGATCAGCTTCCACGCCGCGGTGTGCGCTTCTTGATCGGGCATTGCGTCATTTCCAACGGACGAGTTCATGATCCGCACCGACGCTCAATGGCCCCGAGCACGGCCGGCGCCAATAGGTCGTGCACGTAGGCTTGGTAGCCCTCTTGTGTTGGGTGAACACCGTCTGGCAGACGCGCCACCCAAGCCGAGCCGGCCCAGGTGTTCGCATCAATGACAGTTGCTCCCTCTTGCGCGGCGACTGCCCGCATCGCCTGCGCCATATCGGTAACCGGCCACGGTTGTGCAACCGGCGTGGGTGTGACCAGCAGCACCTCGGTAGCGGCTGGCGTCAACTGCAGCAGCGCGCGCAGGTCGGCGGAATAGTCGGCTGGCGCCCTGCCCTTCGCCGCCTCGTTGATGCCGTAGTTGATCAGTTCTAGGTCGGCCTCGATGCCCTGGGGCCACGGGGCATTGACGCCATCGCCTACCAGCCTGTCATGCGCCGTCGTGCCACCGATCGCGCTGGCCGTGACGACCGTGCGGCCGGTGCCGCGTAGCCGGTCAAGTTCCATCTGCAGCAGCGCCGACGGCGGCGAAAGCACGCGGGACAAGTCACCGCCAGGTCGGCCGCAGGCGATCGTCGATGCCTTCGCGCCGTCACGGCCGCACATGATCGAGTCCCCACCCAGGTCAACGCGCACCGGATCGCGGCAGGCACCGGCAGAACCGCCCCCGCAAGCTGAAAGTGCCAACAGCGACAGGAGCACGAAGACAATGCGACGCATGAACCACCTTTAGGGGGTTTGCCAAGTTACGGCGGGGTTGCTAGGCTTCGGAAACGACAAAGGCCGCACGGGGCGGCCTTGAACTGGCAGGAGGGTGTATGGCTAAGTGGTGGGAGTACGACCCAACTCCGCGGCCTTACGAGAAGATGCCGAAGCCGGAGCCGACACGCGGGGGCTTCCAGGTGTTTCTGTTGATGTGCTCACTGGGCGTGCTTGTCGCTTGCGGCGGCGTTCTAGTGTTTAGCCTTCTTCGTCTGCTCGGCCTCGCCTGACAGATCGAGATTCAGCAAGCCCGGCATCCGCGCCAAGTAGCTGTTGGCGACCTCGGGTGCAATTTGCGTCGGCTGTGCAAGCCAACTTACAGCGCCTGGGTTTGTCATCGCCTTAGCGGCTCCATACCCAACGCCGAGCCCTGTCGGAATCGCAAGCGCCGCCCAGGGATTCGCGAAATAGGACGCCACCTCACCGCCGCCCAACAGCGCGCCGGTCAAGAGGTGCGAAGCGTTCGAGGCCTGAGCCGTCCCTGACGGATTCGCCAGCACCTGGGCCGAACTCTTCAGATTCCCCGTCGTCTTCGCCATCGCATCGAGCTTGGCGCGCAGATCGGCCGCGCCGTCGAAGCCACCCACAAGCGCGCTCTTGGCCCGGGGGTCCATCCGGTTCCAGTTCGTCAAGAACGTAGCCGGCGAGAAGGCGTCGCCTTCGGCGTTCTGCTGCCCGGGCGTCGCGCGACCAAGGCGACTGACCACGTTGGACACCACCTGTCCCCACTGGTCCGGCGTGAGGCTGCGCTTTACCGCGTTGATCTGGCTCGGACCGGCGTTGGCTGAGTTCACCAGGCGATAGAAGGCCTGCTCCGGCGTGTTCGCGTTCACGTATGGCTGCAGACGGTCGAGACGATCGTATGCGCCGCTCGTGTACGCGTTGGCCCGATTGAACGCCGCTTGAGCTTGCGGCCCGGCAGCATCGGCCGCCGCCTGCAGGTCGCCTGACATCGCGCCATACAGCCGCTTGAACTGGCTGTTGGGGACGGTAGAGGTTAGGGGGCTGTCGCTCAGCGCGTTGCCCACTTGCGTGCGAAGCCCGGTCACAGCCTGATAGGGCAGCGTCGGGTTGTCGGGCGGCCGCCAAGCGCCCTCACCCGGCACCACGCCAGGCGGCGTCAGGCCGGCGTCGATATCGAACGCGCTTCGGATGCGCGAGATGTCGCCATTGATGAAGCGTTCGCCGATGTTGGGCGCACCCTGCGTCGGTGCCGTCAGGGCATACAACGCGTCCTTCGTGTTGTTGACAACGACCGGCGTAGTCGGCGGAATTAGGCTGTCCACCTTGTTGTACAGCTCGCCCTGTTTGGCCTTGAAGCGCTCCATGAACCCCGGGTTGTCGGGGTTGCCCGACTTGATGCCCTTCTGGATCACTTCGCCGCTTTGAACGGGCTCGTTGGCATAGGAGTTGGTGAAGTAGTCCAGCGCACCGGCTAGGTCGGCGTTCTGCTGCAGGCCCTTGTTTCGGAAAACGCTGTACGCACCCGGGATCTTCGACAGCGCGCCTTCCAGGAACTGCGGCAGCGCGCCTTGTGAAGCCTGCCCGACGGTGAGCGTGGTGCCCGCGGTCTTCGCGTCCTGGATGTTCTGCCGCATCTGATCGCCGCTCGTGCCGCGCATCAGCCCGCGAGTCGCAGCGGCAGCTCCCTGGGCAGCTAGCGTCGGGACGAAAGATGCCGTGAGGGCCAATGTCGGGTTGCCCGTCTTCTCTCCCACCTCTTGCGCAGCGATGCCGGAAGCGGTCGCGCTGCCGAGATCACGCAGCATCCCGACATTCGACGTTGGCGCACCGCCGCTGACGCCACCTAGCGCCATCGTGCTACCAGCCGCGTTGCCACCGGCATACAACGCACGCGCAACAGGATCTTGCGGCGCCGGGTTGTCGATGACTGCCGAGCCATGGGGCAACTTGCGGATCTGGTTGGCGATCCACGCCGAGGACCCGACGTATTGCGATCGATCAGCAGGATCGAACACGGCCGGCGGCGCGCTTCCCGTCACTTTGGAGGTGAGATAGCCCAAGCCTGCCTTGCCAAGGTCCCAGGCATTGATGAGCGTGTCTACCGGCAGGCCGAGCGCGCCAGGGACGGCTCCATAGTTGAAGCCCGCGGCGGCGGCGCTCGCCTGTTGCGCGGCTGACGGCGTATCGGGCCCGGTCGGCTGCGGCCCCTTCAGGTGCCCCGCAATTTCGGCGTCTGAATATCCGGCCTTCTTCGCGCCATCGTAGTCGAACCCTTGCTGTTGGGCGAGGAAGTTCGCGATATCAGCGTCGGAGTAGCCGGCTTGCTTCGCGCCTGCGTAATCGAAGGGCATGTCTTACCTCGTCATGAACGAGTCGAGGGCCGGGCGCTTGTTGCCCTGGAACGTCGTGACTGGCGGCCGGTTCACCATGATCTTCGGCGTGTAGCCAACCAGGTTGCCGTTCTGCTTGAAGTAGTCGCTCGCCGCGCCGTAGTCATCCACCGTCGGTTGCAGGATCTCGCGCGACTTTTCGAGGAGCGACTGGATGGCCTTGGGTTGCAGCGTCTTGTTCGCGTTGGCCTGCAAGAGCATCTGGAATTCCTGAGCGGCCGGACGCGCACCGAAGACTTGCTTGAGCTGCGCTCCGACGGCCTGGATAGCGTCGTGGTCGAACACTTGGGTTCGCGACACCTTGTCCATCACGTCTTGGGGCAGCACGACACCAAGGGCGTTCAGCGTGTTCAATAGCGGTGTCGCAGTCGATCCGGTGAAGATGCCCTTGCCGAGCTGACCCTCCATCGTGTCAATGTAGGACAGGCCTTGTTTGGCCTGGATCGCCTGCGCGCGCATGTCGTTCAACTGACCAATCCCGTTGGTGTACGCGTCCTTCGCGTTCTGAGCAGACGTGGCGTTGGGGAAGTTGCCCATGTCCCACAGTTGCCGGTTGGTGTCCAACGCGAGCCGTTGCCTGTTTAGCCCCAGTTCAGCACCGCGCAGTACAAGTTCCGCGTTTTGGTAAGGCGTGTTGGTGACGCTTCCAGATGAGACGACGTTCCCGGTGTACTTGCCCTGAAGTTGCTTCGTGCCGCCGAGGTCCACTTGGGTGGTTTCCTCGGCCGGGGTGTAGCCCGCGTCCTGCGATCCACCGTAGGAGTTGCCGCGCATCAGGCGCAGGCCCTGCGGCGTCATCGCGTACTGGTCCTTGGCCTCGTACTTCGGCAAGTCGTTCAGGTAGTTGTGCAGCATCTGAACGGCCGCATTCGGGTTCACCGTGTACGTTGCGTTGATGAACGCACCTAGGCCTTCGGGCAGCGCAGGCATCCCGGGCATCTTCTTCAGCCCCATGCGGTCAGGCACAGCAACGCCCGTTGGCGTCACAAACGAGTCAGGCTGGGAAGCTTGCGCAGGCGCCTGCATGCGCTGTGCGTTCGTGACCGTGGGGCCAACGTCACCTTGAGATGCGCCGGCCGCAAGCGCGGCTTGAGCCGGCGCGGAGTCTGGCGCCCCAGATGACATCCCAGACGGCGCGTCGCTCGGCTGCACCGCCGCGGGCGTGGCGGCTGGCGGCGGTACGCCTTGCCCTCCCATCGCCTGCGCCATAAGGCCGCGCGTTGAACCGGGTGGCAAGTACCCCATGGCCTCCATCGGTGCGAGTTGCTGATAGAGCCCCAGCGCCTTGGCCTGGTTCTCCATGCTCATGGACTTGATCTGCGAGTTGGCGAGGGCGCGCTGGGTCTGCGCCGTGGCCGCCTTCTGCATCGCCTCACCGGCATTCATGAACGCAGGACCGAAGCCGCCACCCTGATACCGAGGCGTCAGGAGAGCCCCGGCCATCGCCATGATGCCCGCGCCGGTCGGGTCGAGAAAATCGCTGTCGAGAAGACCCATATCAGCCCCCGCCGCCGAAGAGTTTGTTGCCGAGGTAAGCCCCGCCCAGCAGGCCGCCGAACAGACCCGCCCCCGGGGAGACGCCAGGGAGCGTGTTGATCTGCTGGCCGTTCAAGCCCGTGAAGGGGCCGATGGCGTTTCCATACGCCGCGATTGGCTGATAGCCGCTCTGGAACTGGCTTTGACCGGCGTTGTAGACGCCCTGCCCTTGGCCTGCGAGCCCTTGCTGGCCTTGGCCGAACATTTGCAAGCCGAGGCCGAGCTGGCTCAGGTCTTGACCACGTTGGGCGGTGTAGAAGTTCTGGTTGGCCTGTGTATAGCCCAACCCCAGGTTTCCAAAACCAAGATCCCGCGTGGTCTGGTTCTGCATCGAGGCGATTTGCTGCTGCGCCTCCAACTGCGCCTGCTGCATCGCCTTCTGCGCCGCAATTCCCTGGTCGAACTGATACGCATTGCCGTACAGGCCTGCCAGCGAGTTGGACAGGTCTTGGTTCGTCTGACCGATCGCAAGACCTTGGGCGATGCCTTGACGTGAGCCGCCGAAGCCTCCCGCCATCATCGCGGACGAGTTGATCCCCGGGAGGATGTTGTTTTGAAGGTTGCGATTGACCTGGTTGGTGATCGCGTCCGCTTGTGCCGGAAGGTACGGGTTGGAGAAGCCTAGATCAGCCATGGCGTCCTCAGATGGAGAATGGTCCGCGCGGGACGGGCATCGTGGTCATGGGAGGAACGACGTGCGGCATTGGCAGCGGCGAGTTGAGCAAGCCGCCCTGCGCGCCAAGGCTTGCTTGCCCGTTGCTGAACGGGTTGCCCGCGACGCCCGAGTTGAGCAGGCCCATCCCCATGTCCGAAAGACGCTGGAAGTTCTGCGCATACTGCGGCGACGTGTAGTAGTCGGCCTGCATCTGCGCGCCTTGATTCATCAAAGCGTTGCCGCCCTTGTTCTGGTTGAACCACGTTTGGGCAGCATTGAGGATGCCGTTCGGGCCGTAGATGTACGGCTCCATGCGCGGGTCGATCTTGTTCTGTTGGGTCTGTTGCTGGTTGCCAGAGGACGACAAGCCTGCGGCGCCACCTAGCAGGCTGCCCAGCAGACCACCGTAGCTCAGTCCGTCATTACCGCCCTGGCCTTGCCCACCCTGGTTGCCTTGGCCGCCAGGGAGCACGCTGCGCAGCGCATTCCCGACCGGCGAATGAAGCCAGTCGCTTGCCTGCTGCCACAGACTTGGCGTAGCAGCGGTGCCGAGGCCGGATGCTGCCCCGGTTCCGATACCGCTGAAATCAACCGCCGAAGGAATGCCGCCACCCACGTCCGCCGCCGTCAGGCCAAGCTGAGATGACGCAAGCGAGGAATCGGCCGCGCCCAGGACGCCAGCCGAGCCCCCCATTGCGTCGATCGCTCCAGCCCCTGCGCCGCCGCCAATGCCTGACAGGCTTCCCATCCCGGCTATGCCATCCGCGCTGACGCCTGGCGCACCAACCGGCAATAGGTCGATGGCTCCCGACCCCAAAGCGGTTTCCCCGGCTGCTGCACCACCAGGCAGATACCCCATAAGACCAGCGCCCGTAACGCCCGCCCCGGCAGCAAGAATCGCCGCCGACAGGGGATCAAACCCGGAATCGCTCCACGAGTACGGGTTCCCTACTTGGTTCCCGTTGCGGTCGAACGCGCTCCAAATCTGTTGCCCAGAAGACGGGTCGTAGCCGCGGTATAGATCCGGAAGTCCAGACGTGTCGTACTGCCAACCCATATCCGGGTTGATAGAACGAACCGTGGGCGCTGGCGTGCTGATCCCAAGCGCTTTGTAGATGTCAGCCTTCGCCTGATCTGGCGTGAAAGTCGTACCCAGCCATTGGGTAGGGTCCTGCATCTGACTGACGTTCAGCCAGCCATACTTAGGATCGTTGAGCGAATAGGCCATGAGTTACCCCAGGAAGTGCCAGGCAGCGCCGTAGTAGGCGTAAATCCCCGCGCCTGAACCGGGGTTCCAGTGAGTGCCGTCCGCCTTGACGATCATTCCGTCTTTGATCTGCTTGGGAGCGGCGTAGGAGGTCGTCAGGAGGAGGAACGGCACCGCATCAAACTGAGCCCGAGCGACACGCTGGAACTCGTCTTGAACAGGCTTGGGAAGGTTCGACGAAACCGAAGGCGTGTAAGCCATCAGAACCTCCCTCTCATATCAACATCCACGTCATAGGACTTGATGCGCCAGGGTTGAGCGCCGCTGGAACTGATCTTCAGAGACAGGAAACGACCAGTGGCAAACACGTCAGCCTTCCGGGTCGATCCCACCGTGTATGTGGCTGTGGATTGATAGGCAGCAGGCGTCTCAGCGTCCATTGAGCCACCGGCCTGGATCGTCAGCACAGTTCCGGCAGGCGCATCCACGCGGGGCACAACGCCCTTCAGCACCTTGATGCGCTCCGTGTCTCCGAAAGTCATCCCGGTGCGCTCGATATAAGCCGATGGAGCCGAAGCACCGAACAAGGAGCCGGTATCGACGATGACGAGATCCGGCGTCGAGCGCGTCATGATGAGACGGGCCTCAGCCGGGCTGTACTCGTTGGCGTTCCAGGCCGAACTGTCGTTGTTCCACGTGTCCGAATCACCTGTCCACGTGTTCGAGGCGGTGTAGTTCACCTGCCCCGTGGCGCCATAGGTCACGTTGGTGATGTCTCTGAAGCCGATCGTGTCGTCCTTCCAGTTCCACACGAGAGCCAAAGAGGGCAACGACGAACCGGCCACGGGGAAGCAGATCAGCACCTCGTTTCGCTTGGGGTTCGTGGTGACGAACGACCGCGAGTAGTACGTGCTGTCCATGTTGTTCTGCAGCCAAGTCCGCATCCGACCCTGAAGCAGCGATTGCGGACCTTGGCCGTTGTGGAGGATCACGTCTCCAGCGGCAAGCACTACATGCCCCATTGGCACCTGAACTGCGCACCCACGGGCCAGCATCCCAACGTCGCCCGGCAGCCTTTGGAAGCGGAAGATGTTGGTATCGCCGCTGAGCATCATCGAGTACATCGAGCGCTCTTTGTAGATGACGTTCATGTCGCCCATCGGGAGACAGTCCACCATCACATCCGGCGTTTCAGCGAGGTCCAATTCACCGGCCTCATGAGTGGGGTCGGCGGTGTCCCACGTCACAGGAAGGGTTCCAGGGTCAGCGGCCGACGACCACTTGACCATGTTGGGGTAGTTCGTGCCGCTCTTGGTGACGTTCAGAGCGACAAGGAAGTTCTTGAACGGCCGCATCGCAGAACACGTCCAGGCTGCATTCCAAGCCGTGAGGTTCGCCAGCTTGTTGGCGACGTTGCCCGCCCAATACTGCGGCTGCTGTACGCCGTTGTTCAGCACCAGCACGCCGTTCAGCGAACCACCCGTCCAGCGGTTGTCCTGCGTTCCAGAGAAGGGGGACGCGGGTGTGATGTCTGTGCGTGTCGTGCCGTCGTCAACAGCGACATTCGTCGTGCCCGCATAGACCCAGAAGCGCGCCGTTGACGTGGTGTACGGCGTGACGAAGTACGGCGTCAGGACAGGCGCGTTGAAGATCGTCGAATAGCCATGGACACGCTCCGCCCAGCCGTCGATGAAGCGCATGTTCTGCGCGTCGGTCCAGCCGCTGGGGTCGATCTCCTGCGGAGACTGATCCTTGATGACGCCGACCTTTCCAGAGGCCGGGATGGTCTGCCAGGTCATGGGGTCAGGATCTGCGCTGCTCGTCCCGTCGCAATCAAACCCTGCGCTTCGATGTACTGAACGTCGTTGATCGTGTAGGGGTCGGTCAAGTCAATAATGCCGGCCGATGTCACGTCATCGAGGAAGCATCGGATCAGCGGATTGGAGGTGGCGGCGGAGTAGATGCTCTGCTTCTCTGTGAGAGTGAAGCGCTTGCGGAAGTCGAGCGGCGTCAACAGAAAATTGGTCGGAGGCGCCGAAGTCGGAAGTTCCTGGATGACCGTATTACCAACCTGACGCGTCACATAGTCGGTCATTGCCACACCTCATAGTTGACGCCAGCGGTGAACTTGCCGGTTTCGTTCAGAGATGAGGCCCACTCGATCAGGAGAGACTGATAGAACTTGATCGGCTGGAACATCGCCACGGCAGACGTGGCGTTCCACACCCCCACCGGCACAAGCCCAGAGTTGGACGCGGAAATCGTCGAACTCGTCTTATCAGAAATCACATTGCCGTCAACGGTGATCTTCAAGCGCAGGGTTCGCGAGGTCACATCGTTGGTGTAGGCGGTGAGGAAGTTGAGTTTCCCGCGGCCAGACACGCTAAGCACTGTGGCGAGCGTGTTCGAAGTGAGAGCCCCCGATGTGCTGGTGACGCTGTTTGAGAACAGTGCTGCGTTCTGGCAATTGGTGAGGACGTTCCCACCGTTGTTATTGATCTGGGTGACGACTTCCAGGTTGCCGAAGTTCTGAGATGCGCGTGTCATAGGAAGACCCAGCCTTGGGTAGCACCGCTATAGACCAGGAAAGCCCGGAAGCGGTTGATGTCCACGATGTAGGTACCTGACGACCCTTCGACCTTGTTGGAGCCTGGGTCCAACGTCAGGTTGTTTGCCTGAAACGCGCCTTTGAGGTCAAACACGAGAATCGGAGGGTCGCCAACGCTTGGAGTGGTCGGAAGCGTCATCGTGAAGCCGCCGCCCGAGGTGTCGTGCGGGAACTGATCGCCTGCGGCGGCGCTGTAGTTCGCCGTCTTTGCGGTGCCGTTGACCGTGATGTTGTTTCCGGCCGCCCACTGCGTTCCGTTCCAGCGGACCACTTGTCCTACTGCGCTACCAGCCGCGAAAGACGATGAGAACGCAAGGCCATCCGCATAGGTCTTGTTGACCACCTGGGCGCCGGTGGTGGGGCTGCTCACGGTCAGAGTCGCGCCCGTGCAGTCGTGCGTACCGGTCCACACTTGCCCCGCAATCGCACCCTTGGCGTTGATCTGGGTCTGGATCGCGCTTGTCACGCCGACGCAGTAGCTCAGCTCGGTGTGCGAGGCCGTTACAGGGCCGAGGATGTTCGGCCACGTATTGAGCTGTGTTGACTTCAGCAGCCGGATGTGGTCATCGCCCTCGCTCTTCGGGTCCGAGCCTGAAGGCAGGGACACGTTGAGCTGATAGATGTAGGTTGCGCTTTCGACGCTCACAGTGCCCTCACTCGAAGTTGCGAGCCGCTGCGCAGTGCGCGGTCGTCTTGGTCGATCAGTGCGTCACGTGCCGCTTGGTACTTGGCGTCCCAGAGCTGCACCATGTCACTGTCGAAGGTGTAGACCCCAGCTTCCACCATCACCGCCGACAGGTACATGCTCGGGTAGTTGGTCATCAGCCAGTTGGTGCTGTTCGTAGCAAGTGCCGGAATCTTCTGGTAGTAGTCCAGGCTCACCGTGTAGACAGCATCCGGGGTCGGCCCAAGGATCAGGTTGCTTCCAACGAGCGTGTAAACCCCTGGCTGACCGGTCACGTAGTTCAGCGGGTACTCGCGGTCCATCTGCTCCGGCGTAATGACTTCCATGGCGCCAGGCGGAGACGTGGACGAGAGCGTCACGTTCTCGGTTTCAAGCCAATCGGCCGGGAGCGCCACCGTGTTGACGCCAGCGGTCGTCGTGAGGGCTGCGTTCGTCACCATTCGGCGAAGACGAAGCTCACGGTTGAACCTCTCTTCGGCCAGGGTGATGAAGTCAACGATCTGGGTTGTGAGATCGGTGCGGTGAAGCCATCCCGCCACCGATGCCTGTAGATCGGTGTAGTTCGAGAGTGCCATAGCGTCAGTGCGTGCGGCCCAGACTCAGGCGACCAGCCCATTGAATGATCTTGAGCGTTGCCGCGTTAGGGCAGCTGGGGTCGTTCCAGAAGCGCAGCCCAAGGGACACGCCGCCCGTATTTGAGTTCGCAGCCAGAGCCAATGCCGCCAGTTCCGAAGGCTGCAGTGATGGAGTAGGTCCGCCAGGCGCGAAGCC